CGCCAATTTTTGCATCTGGCTTGTTTCGAAATACGTTATTTACAATTGATAATTGCTCGTTGATGCTATTGTACCTGTGTATGATAGCCAATCCTCCGTATGAATCAAACGATGCTGCCATCGCGCCTTCAGTCACTGTGTCCATTGGGCTAGCAATGATAGGCATATTGAAACTCAACACATCATCTAAATCAGATGAAATATCAACGGCGGCGCGGCTTTTGATGTCGCTGTACTGAGGTATCAAGAGTACGTCATTATACGATAGTGTTTCTTTCGCACTTGACAATATGTTTTCTTTGTCTGAGATTTTCCAATCACTTGGTCCGGTTGATGTAATTTCTTTTGTCATTTTGATTCTCTGCTTTTCAAATTGATTGATTCCATGTTTGGAAAGTTTAGTTCATGCCGTATATCTTCTAGAGTCTCTATTTCCCTGTGTAAATCAATCGGCTGAAGCTGGTCGATGCGGTATTCGTCTAAAGACCAATCTTTGTTTGTGAGCTTTTGCCTGTCAGACATTGCGGCTTCGTACACGCCGTCATCAAACCACTTGACCCTGCAATACCCCCAACCGTTGTCTCCTATACGCTTTTCGAGTACTATTCCGTATCTACGAATTCGATGATATTCATTAAATACCGTCGAGCCTACTTCAGTACTCAATCTCATACCTCCTCCTTGTGCTTGCTAACTTCAATGGGCTCGAACCATGCGACTACATCAAAATTTGGAAGTTTGTAAAATACACCTTTATAGTTTTCTTTAATTGTTTCAAAAACTGTGTTGTAATTTACAAAAAAGGCCCCAGGTTGTACAGACTTTTTTATGATCCCTTCTGGATCATGACTTAGGTCGTACACAAGACTGGATGGTACCGTTGTTGTATATAAACTTCTTCCTGGTTTTACAATTTTTTCTGCATGGTCAAGATCAAGATAAAAAAATGTTCTCGGTACTTGAGATTTTTCGTATTCCCTCTTGGAGAACGTGTTTCTCCCAGAAAGGAATCGCTCTGGATCCAGAGTTAATGATTCCTTATCAACTGGGGCGAAGTGATAAAGCTTCAAAGCAGCAGATTCACCATAGTCTGTTAGCGCTCTTTCAAGCAAAAACTTCTTTAATCCTTTTTTGTATTCTTTCATTTATCCCTCTCCTTTTTTAAAATACTTAGGTGTCTTTCGAGATACCAAATAGCCTTTTCAATATCCTGTATGGAATCCCCTTTGTGTTTATGTCTCGCGATATATTTAATCGCGTTTCCGTCGTTAAAACCAAGGTTCCAAGCTTCAATGGCATCGATAACTTCGATGCGCCCAGTGTTATAGTGCGACGGATGGTCGACATTTTCTCCTTCATAAGCGTAACTCCCTTGCACTAGAGTGCTCTTAGCTGTTTTTTTTCTTGTGCACGTTTCATTCGTGCATCCTCCGCAGCCGCCTTTCTTCATTTGTCCGTACTCCCCAAGGCACCGTCTCCACGTTCTGAAATAGTAATAGGATACCAGTCATATAGATTCCCCGATTCTGTTTCAACTGCCCTGAAAGGCACGACAGGTACCAAAACAACTTGAGCAATCTTTGTTCCAGGTTCAATAATCTGAGACAGATTTCCAACATTGTGTATATCAATGAAGACCTCTCCATCGTAGCCGGAATCGACAACGTGCGCTCCGACGATCAGATCTCTCTTTGCAGAGATTGATGATCGATTCATCACCTGCAACATATATCCATGCGGCACACCAAACCTGAGCCCCGTTTGGAGCCTCATGCTGAAGGCTGGGTCGATAATTGCTATACTCTTGTTCTCTGGATTGTAGTGCACATCCAGTCCTGCGTCAGATGGGTTACCCCGCGTTGGCGCCACAACATCATCTCTAAGTCTTGCGTATTCTATAATCATTTATTTTCCTCGTGTCTTTTTTTATAATCTTCAATGACCTGAGTTGCCTTGCTCCAACAATCTGGACAATAAAGATTAACTTTGTCCTCGTTGTTTCTCACAACAACAGACCATGATAATACCTGTTCTTTATTCTTTTTATCAAACGGGGTGAGGCACGTCATGCACTCGTCACCGAGCTTGCCAAACAAGGCAACCTTTTCTGCCATGGCTTTCTTAACCTTTTTGGCTTTATTTCTTTTTATTGATCTACTAAAACTACCCATAATATAATAACGTTTCCTTAATGATTAACCTAATAATTTAAAATTGTACTTGACTGAGCGAGTGGAGAACCCCCATGTAGGATTATAATCTAGTCTAGACATGTACGGATGGTTTAAAAATACCCTGTCAGTCTCCTTAATCCCCCAACATCGAATCGAATGCATGGTTGAGGAATCATCAATAACTTTCAAAATCCAGTAATCTTTCTTGTTCTTAGTTTTCTTCTTGATGATTTCTCTCGGAATAAACCAGGCAATTCCCAAGTCATTATCCCATTCCGTAAGTGAGGGTACCTGATACTCATCAAGCTTGCTGCGGATATTATTGTTCATAACCAAGTGAAACGGAAATATCCCTGTCAAGTCTGAAAGATACTCTATTTTTTCTTCCTTGGCGAAGTCGCCCTCTGGTTCATATAGCTCGATGTTTTCATTCATCTTCTTTTCATTCTTTGGCTTGTCCTGAATAATAGCCATCCAGAAGTGTTTAGCTCCGGAGAATCTGTCGTCAATGATAGAGTTCATAGCATTGGCTCGGCACAAGACATCCAGTGACTTTTTATTTAGTTTAGCATATGTTATGTTTTCGTTAAAGATCAATTCTTCAACTGTATTAAATGGCCGATTGTCTATGATTTGTTCGATGGCTTTCTCCCCTAGACCCTTGATTGATGACAGGGGCTGGAATAATCTCCTTTTATTATCTGCGGCAATGCTCCAAGATATTCCTGAAGTGTTAATGTCAACAGGGATGATTTCGAAGCCATGGCTCTGAGCGAGATTAATCGCTGCCTCTTTCCTCGTCTCGGGTTCCTTATCCAAGAAAGACGCGACCCATTCTGAGGTGTAGTAGTTTAACAACCAGGCACACTGGTATGAAAGAATAGAGTATGATACAGCATGACTCTTATTGAATCCGTAGCCTGAGAAATATTCAAAGTTTTGCCACAACTCAACCGCTGTTGATTTATCAACTCCGTTGTTCATGCAGCCTCTGATGAACTTCTCATGAATGGCATTCTTTGCTTGGGCGCCTTTGCCTGTCCCTTTCTTCGTAAGCAACTTGCGGAGAAGGTTTGATTCATCTAAAGAAATATTATCGCCGAGCTTGTGAGCCAATAGTGCAATCTGTTCTTGAAAAATCAAGTAGCCCGCAGTCTCTTCTGTGACATCCTTAACAATATCATTAACATAATTAATTGTTTCAGGGTGTGCCTTAGCATTGACGTATGATTTATCTACGTTTGCGCCGAGTGGTCCTGGGCGATAGATGGACGTAATGGCAGAAATATCAATGATATTCTCTGGTTTTGCTCTCTTGCAAAACTTCTGTGCCCCTTCGTTTGTGAACTGGAACACTCCGATAAATTTGCCTTTGTGAAAGATGTTCTTGTAAACATTCTGGTCATTAAGATCAATAGTGTCGGGATGAAGGTTTTTATCATACCAACTCTTAACCTGATCAAAGGAAGGGTTTTCTATATTATGCTCTCTTTTGAGAATTTTGGCGATGCATCCTTGAATCATCTCCAGCGTTGATAGTCCTAACAAATCAAACTTAATGAATCCCATGGGCTCAAGATGTCGAACATTCTGCCCTTCAGACCATGGAGTTTGTAGTACGCCGCCGGAGTTGATTAGGGGCATGTGCTTATCCAAGTCCTCTCCAATCACGACGCCGCCGGCGTGGCGACTAGTTGAGCGGACTTGTCCGTACAAAGCCTCAACGTGTGTCTTGATGTGTGGATACTTACCGAGGAACTTCTGCAGAGACTCTGAGAATTCCATAATCTCCTCGAATGTAGGAACGTATACACCAGATTTGATACCATGTTTAGCCTTTGCTCTTGGCGTGGCTTCTGACATCATCGTCGATGTAACAGTATTCACCTCCATGAACGGCACCTCATAAAACTTGCTGATGTCTTTTATCAGAGATCGAAGCTGCAGAGTATTGAAGTTGGAAATGGGAACGACAGTTGACTCTCCCCACTCATCGGCGAGGATTTCTTTTAGCCCGAACGCATCGCTGACATCATAATCGATATCGGGATAATCAGTAGCGTCGGAGCGAAGAAAGCGACTAAATAGAAGTCCGTATTTGATAGGATCAACTTGCGTAATTCCCAAGACATAGGCAACCAGGGAGCCAGCAGCAGAACCTCGTCCTGGTCCGGACAGCATGTTCTCATTAGCCTTGGCTGCAATTGCCTTCATAGTAAGGAAGTATTTGCTAAACCCTCGATCATCAATAACATTCAACTCGTGCTTAAGTCTTTGAATATACTCATCTTTATCGTCTAGTTTGAAATTTCG